GGATCCGTTCGGCGGCCTGATGACCGTGCCGTACTGCGCGATCAAGCTGGGGCGCAAAGGCGTCGGTATCGAACTGAACAACCGCTACTACCTCGACGGCGCTGCGTACTGCGCGGCCGCTGAACGCGACATGTCGATGCCCAGCCTGTTCGACACGCTGCCCGAGGATATGGCGGCATGACAACTGAGCTTGCAAAGCGTTTCTGGAGGATAGGCCAGACGTGAGTACGACAGTCATGGCAGCGTGTTGGCCACTGCAGATGCCGCCCACGCAAAAGGCGGTGCTGGTATCCCTGGCTGACAACGCAAACGACACAGGCCACTGCTGGCCGTCGATCAACAAGATCGCCGAGCGTACATGTTTTGGCCGGACTGCCGTGATGGCGGCGATTGCATGGCTCGAAGAAAACGGAGCGATAACCGCTGACCGATCCAACGGTCGGCACACCTCCTACATGGTCACTCCGTCGACTTACAACCAGTCCGTTTCCCGGACCGGTCCGGCAGAACAACCGGTCCGGCAGGCGGACACAACCAGTCCGGCAGGCGGACCGCACCAGTCCGTTTCCCGGACCGCACCAGTCCGGCAGGCGGACTCTAACCGTAAAGAACCATCACGAACCGCCAAGAGCAACCGTCATATACCCGCGACATCCGTTTACGATTTTTCGACATGGCCAGATGAACCCGACCCGGGAACGTTCGCCGATTGGTTGGCCATGCGGAAACAAAAGCGAGCACCAGTGACAGGCACGGTGATCCGCGGCATGGGAAAGCAACTGCACATCGCTGCAGGTATGGGCTGGTCGGTAGACGAATGCCTCACCGAGTGCGCGGTGAGGAATTGGCAGGGGCTACGCGCCGAATGGCTCGAATCGAAGGTGCAAAAACGAGATGGACCACTGTGTGGCGTTCCCGGGAAAACCGTGCAATCACTGCAGAATCTTGAGGCGATGAAAAATGGATCAGACATGGATCCGCAACGAGATAGCGACCGGCTTCCAGAAGCTCGTCACGCTCAGCTTGGATCGCCAGCCGGCGGCTGAAGTCATCCCCGGCACCGTGATGACATGGCTGGAAGTGATCACGGCAGGTCGTGAATTCACACCTGAGCGTGACCGCGAGCGTTTCCGATATGCATTCCGCACGTTGGCTGGGCGCTGCACACACTGGCCAGCACCGCGCGAGTTTCTGGACGCGCTGCCATCTCTGCCGGGCGCGCCGAAAGTGCTTCGCCTCGACAGCGACGACAACAAGCGCCGCGGCATGCAAGCGCTGAACGAGATTGCCGAGCGCATGGGGTGGATCGACGCCGATGGCGATGCGAATCCGAACAGCCTCGCCGACTGCCTGAAAACCAAGCCGGTGAAACCGTACACGGAGGTCGACGATGACTCCGTTGCGTGAGCGTGTCGTGGGTGCATTACGACTGCAGCCGATGTCGATTAACCAGGTTGCTCGGTGCCTGTCCGTTTCCGCGGAAACGGCTCGCGAGTCGTTGCATCGCCTTGAGCGCCGCGGCGTAGTGCGCGTGCATGGGTGGGTGCAGGCCAAGCGCGGGAAGGCCATGTCGTTCGAGGTGTGGCAGTGAAAGCCATCAATCCCTACCGTCGCCCGACCCGTCTGCCGCGTAGCATCGGTAACGCCGCCACGTCGGCCGGCGCTGATGACGCCGTGATCGTGCTGAGCGAGCGCTTGCACGACAAGGGCCCACACCTGGTGCTGGTGTCGCCCGACGGCGACGTCTACCCGATTCCGTACCTGGACTACCGCGCGGAGTTGTTGTGGGAAGCGCATCCAGCATGGGTTGTCGGCACCTTCAACACGCAGGCGAAGCTGACCGACATCGCGGACGCGCTGGTGCATACGTGGCGCGAGCAGCAACAGGAGGTCGCATGACGCCGATGGGCCATATTCGTCGATGAGCACGGCCGAGGAACGCCGCTGGTTCAAGGCAGTAGCCGAGCTGTCGACCTGTTGCTTGTGCGGCGCCTACGGCGTCCAAGTTGCGCACAGCAACGTCGATCGCGGCATGGGGCAGAAATCCTCGCCGTGGAACACGGCAGCCCTGTGCCCAGCATGCCATCACGAGATCGACAACGGCCGCCTGCTGAGCCGCGAAGAGCGCCGGTCACGCATGGATCTGGCGATCAAGCGCACGCATGACCGGCTGATCAGCGCCGGAAGGCTGAAGCTGGTATGACGTTAGCCCGCCATCGCCTGCACGGCAGCCCTGGCCAAGAACCCGCTACGGGTTTCGCCATGCTTGGCCGCGTAGTCGTCGATCGTGCCGACGAGGCGTTCCGGCAGCGTGATGTTGAGCCGTACTGCCTTGCCGTTGATCTTGCTGATGTCCACGGTCACGACGAACCAGGTCCAGCCCTTGTACGCCTTGGCGCGGGTCAGAGCGGCAAGGTCGGACGGTTCCGGAAACGCCTCACCGCGCTCCGCGTAATCCTCCAGGCCAAGCAGGATCGCGTCTTCGGCATTGGCGATGGCTTCGTCCAGCGTGTCGCCAGCGGAGAACACACCCGGGAGATCGGGCACAGCGACGCCGTAGGCGGTCTTGTCATTGCCCATTTCGATGGCGATGGGATAGCGCATGGTCTTCTTGCCTCTCTTCGGTATTTCTTGACTGTGTTGCCGAGGTTTCACACCCCGGCTTGCTTTCTGATCGCGGCCACAAGGCCTTTGCCGAGGTCTTTCTTCGGGTGCGGGACGATCACGGTCACACCCATGTCGTTGCGCAGCTTGTGGTGGCTGCCGCGCACGCTGATGACAGCGAAACCGTGGGACTTCAGGAGTTTGATGAGGTCTGCGCTGTTCATGATGTGCATTATACACACTTTTACAGAAATGTACACATCAATACACATTATTTTTCAGAGGCCGGCATGAGCGACGGCGTCTACAGCCGACCGGAACGCGCCGCTGAGTTCGCCATTGCGCGCCGGCACCTCGCCGAGGTCTACCGCGACCCCTGCGCGCATTGCGTGCATCGCGAAATGGCGTTTGGCAAGGCGATCTGCCCGACCTACGGCCGCACATTTCCCCGTTGCACCAGCACACCGGGGCTGCAATTCGCACCTGATCACACCACCTTTCGGAGCAAGCCATGACACGTCGAGCAACCACGCTTGAGAATCGCCTTGTCGAGTGGGGCAAGGAATACGGTGGCGGCAAATACGGCATCAAAGCCACCATTGAGAATGGTATGGTTATGGGAGCCAGTTATGGTGATTCCCCGCTTGCGTCCATGATGAAGTGGCATGGCCGTCCGCCAGATGGGTTGGGGTATCAGTCGTCATGCACCGCTGCAGATGAGGTTGACGAGGCAGTTCGCGCGCTGGCTTCGCAGCCTATGGGCCTGCTGCCGTCCATCATCATCACGTTGGAATACTGGCTGCCTGGCCAGTCCATCGAGTCTAAGCAGGCACGCCTGCGCAAGCGAGGCGACAACGTCGGCCGGGTCCGGTACTACCAGCACCTGAGGTTAGCGAAGATCCATATCGCGGGATGGCTGCACATCCCATTCAGTGAGCCTGAAATGGAACCGGAAGAGGGTGTTGTGTAATTACAAAATCGGTGTTTTTATGGCGTCGTAGAAAGTTGCCCAATCAAAAGCCTCGCCCTCACCGGCGGGGCTTTTTCGTTTCCGGAGATCACCATGTCCGTCCGCGCAAAGTTCCAGCTCAACTCGATCACCAGCTACGCCTACGGCGGCAAACAGCTCAAGTTTCAGGCGGTCTATGACACCTCGACCGAAGAGAACCGTCGGTTCGCCAAGGCGACACCGAGCGGCTCGATGGAGATGGTCATCGACAACCCGGAAGCGGTCGCCCAGTTCGAGCTCGGCAAGTTCTATTACGCCGACTTCAGCCCGGCCGAGTAACCGCTTTTCCCTTGCCGCTTCGCCTCACCGGGACAAACGTCGGACAAAGGCCACTGGCGGCGATCCGGCGCGGCATTCATCCACTGGACCCGCCGCGTGCGGGGAAACTTGCACGCGGGAGAGATAGATGAATGCTCTGGCATTGGTCATTGCCGCCGGGTCAGTCTTGATCCCGGCGCTCGGCGGCATGCTGGTCTGGCTGTGGAAACACTCCACACGTCTCACTGGTGCCGAGGTCCGTATCGAGGGGCTGACGGCCAATCACGCCGATGCGCAGCGCCGCGGTGAGGCCCAATTCGGCCAGATCACAGCCACGCTGACGCGGATCGAGGACAAGCTCGATCGGAAGGTGGATCGATGAACACCATTCAGACCGGGGCCGGCATTGTCGAACTGACGATGCGGCATCTGCTGCCGGCGAAGTTCGACGGTCCAGCTGCACGCATCCAGCTGCTCGCGATCGGCATGCAGGAATCAGGCTTCGCCGTCAGGCAGCAAACCGGCGGTCCCGCCCGAAGCTACTGGCAGTTTGAGCAGGGCGGTGGCATTCGTGGCGTGTTGACCCATCCGGCCAGCAAGGCCTATGCCCGTGCGATCTGCGGCCTGAGAGACGTAGCGCCAGTCGAGTCGGACGTCTACGCTGCATTTCTGTCGGACGATCAGCTGGCCTGCGCATTCGCGCGCCTGCTGCTTTGGACCGACTCAGCACCGTTGCCGCAGGTCGGCGATGAGAAAGGGGCATGGGCGCTGTATCACCACACCTGGCGCCCCGGCGCATTCGACCGCGGCGATGCCAGTCAGCAGGCCGATGTGCTGGCCCGCTGGCACAACAGCTATTCAGCGGCACTGGCCGCAGCGCGAGGTAACCCATGAGCATGACCGGAATCGGCGAGGTCGCGAACCTCGCCAGCACAATCGTCGGCAAAATCTGGCCCGATGCGAGTCAGGCACAGAAGGATGCTCTCACGCTGGAGCTGGCGCAAATGCAGGCGCAGACCGCCGCCGATGCAGCGCAAACCTCTGTCAATCAGGCGGAGGCGGGCAATGCGAGCGTTTTCGTTGCTGGCTGGCGGCCCTTCATCGGCTGGGTATGCGGAAGCGCCTTCGCGTGGACGTTCGTGCTCGGCCCGATGGTGAGCTATGCCGCCAAGCTCGCCGGCATCACTGTGGCGTTGCCCGTGCTGGACCTGTCTGAACTCACGCCGGTGCTGCTGGGCATGCTTGGCCTGGGCGCCATGCGCACGGTGGAGAAGGTCAACGGCATCAAGGCTGGCCACTGACATGTCCATCGACTCCATTGCCGCATGCGTCGTCTACCTGATTTTCGTACTGCTGGTGATCGCATGGCTGCTGTACGAGTTGCGCGCCGACAAGCGCGATCACATCGAGCCCACTGTGCCTGAACCGCTACATCGGTTGCCGCCGAGGGATGACCTGTGATGAAAAAATATCAAAGGAAATCAAACCGTGCGAGGCGGTAAGAGGGAAGGCGCAGGAAGGCCAGCAGGTCAGCGCAACAAGGTGACGGCAGATATCAAAGCGCTTGCGCAGGTGCATGCCCCGAGCGCCATCAAGACGCTTGCCGAAATCATGACGGGGAAAGGTCAGCCAGCTGCCGCGCGAGTCGCCGCCGCGAAGGAATTGATCGACCGAGGGTATGGGAAGGCATTGCAGGCGATCGACATCAGCAACCCTGATGGCACGATGCGTCCCATGACATTCGCAGAATTCTATGCAGGCCTTGCAGCCGCCCCCAGCAACCCCGACGCTTAACCCCGCACTGCGCGATTTCTGGATCGCCCCCGCGCGCAACCGGGTTCTGTACGGCGGCCGCGACAGCTCGAAATCATGGGATGCCGCAGGGTTCGCGGTGTTCCTCGCCCAGCATTGCAAGATCCGCGTCTGCTGCGCGCGTCAGTTTCAGAACAAGATCGCCGAGTCGGTCTACACGCTGCTGAAGATCCAGATCGAGCGGTTCGGCCTGACCGCTGACTTCAAGATCACCGACAACTCGATCATCCACCGCCGCACCGGATCGGAGTTCCTGTTCTACGGCCTCTGGCGGCACATCGACGAAATCAAGTCGCTCGAAGGCATCGACATCCTATGGATCGAGGAGGCGCACAACCTCACCGAGGATCAGTGGAAGATCCTGGAGCCGACGATCCGTAAGGAGGGGTCGCAGATATGGGTGATCTTCAACCCCAAGTTGGCGACCGACTTCACGTACAAGCGGTTCGTACTCAACCCGCCACCGGATACGGTAAAGCGGCTGATCAACTACACCGAGAACCCGTTTCTCAGCACGACTAGCCGGAAGATCATCGAGGCCCTCAAAAAGGAGGACATCGAATCGTTCCAGCACGTCTACATGGGCGTGCCGATGACGGACGACGATGGAGTGATTATTCGCCGGTCGTGGATCGAGGCATCCATCGACGCCGACAAGGTGCTCGGATTCGAGGCTGAAGGGGCGAGGCGACTCGGTTTCGACGTCGCGGATGGTGGCGCCGACAAGTGCGCCAACGTGTTCGCGCACGGGTCCGTGGTCAGCTGGGCGGACGAGTGGAAGGCCAAGGAAGACGAGTTGCTGAAAAGCTGTACCCGGGCCTACGACGCGGCACGCGAACGGAACGCCTCCATTGCGTATGACTCGATCGGTGTCGGCGCTATGGCGGGATCGAAGTTCCAAGAGATCAACATGCTGGCGAAGGCCGCTGGATCGAACTTCCAAGCCTCCTACCAGAAGTTCAACGCTGGCGGCACGGTGCATGGGCCGGATGACACGTATCAGCCCGGCATCACGAACAAGGACATGTTCGCCAACATCAAGGCGCAGGCCTGGTGGATGGTGGCTGACCGGTTCCGCAACACGTACAACGCGGTGCGCAAGGGCGAAATCTACACGGTCGACAAACTGATCAGCATTTCGAGCGACTGCCCGTTCCTCGAAAAGATGATCGACGAGCTGTCCACGCCCAAGCGCGACTACGACCAGAACGGGCGCGTGAAGGTGGAGAGCAAGAAGGACTTGGCGAAGGCCAACCGTCCTGGCGGCCCCGTGCCTTCGCCGAACATTGCCGACGCTTTCATTATGTGCTTCCCGCCTGGCGGCAATGCACTGGATATCTGGGCCGCTCTGGCGGCATGAGGACACGATGAGCAAGCGCAATCGCCAACGCAGCGCGGCACCCTCCGCGTTGCGGGCGCCGATGGCGCGAGAGTCGGCCGGCGCGAAACGGTTCACCGCCGACAGCTTCCAGAACTTCGAGGCGCGCGTTGGCATCCAGACCAACAACCAGAGTTCAGGCGGCAGCTACGGTTTCGACTTCATCTCCCGCAACCGCGTGCAGATGGAAGCGATGTACCGGTCCAGCTGGATCGTCGGCGCCGTCGTGGACAGCGTCGCCGAGGACATGACCCGCGCCGGTATCGAAGTGACGTCCGACATGAGTCCGGACGATCAGCAGGCGTTTGACCAGGCCATGGAGCGCCTGCAGGTCTGGGACGCGCTGTGCGACACGATCAAGTGGGGCCGGCTGTACGGCGGAGCGCTGGCCGTCATGCTGATCGACGGCCAGAAGATGGACACCCCGCTGCGCGCTGACTCGGTGAGCGAGGGCCAGTTCAAGGGCCTGCTGGTGCTGGATCGCTGGCTGGTGCAGCCGACGCTGGAGAACCTGGTCACCGAGCTGGGCCCCGATCTGGGCAAGCCGAAGTTCTATGACGTGGTGGCCGATTCGATGGCGCTGAAGCGTCAGCGGATCCACTACAGCCGCGTGCTGCGCATCGACGGTGTCGACCTGCCGTACTGGCAGAAGATCAGCGAGAACCTGTGGGGGCAGTCGGTCATCGAGCGCCTGTTCGATCGGCTGCTGGCATTCGACAGTACCACCCAGGGCGCCGCGCAGCTGGTCTACAAGGCGCACCTGCGGACGCTGAAGGTCGACAAGCTGCGCGAGATCATCGCCCTGGGTGGCCCCGCGTTCGAAGGCCTGATCAAGCAGATCGAGATGATCCGCCGGTACCAGAGCAACGAAGGCTTGACCCTGCTGGATGCATCCGACGAGTTCCAGGTGGATCAGTACACGTTCGCCGGCCTGGACGACGTCATGCTGCAGATGGCGCAGCAGCTCTCCGGCGCGGCGGAGATCCCGCTCACGAGGTTGTTCGGACAGTCGCCGGCCGGCCTGAATGCCACGGGCGACGGCGAAATGAAGCAGTACCACGAGAGCATCAACACCAAGCAGGAGCGCCGGCTGCGCATGCCGCTGACACGCCTGATCGAAGTGGTTGCCCGCTCCGTGCTTGGCCAGGCCATGCCCAAGGGTTGGAGTTTCACCTTCAACAGCCTGCAGCGCATGTCCGACACCGAGAAGTCCGCGATCGCCACGGCGACCACGCAGGCCGTGCTGGAAGCGTTCGATTCCGGTGTGATCGACCTGCCCACGTGCCTCAAGGAGCTGAAGCAGCTCAGCAAGGTAACTGGTCTGTTCACCAACATCACCGACGAGATGATCACGGAGGCCGAGAACGCACCGCCGCCGGTCGTCGAGGGCGACCCTGATGCCAACCCTGCAGTTCCGGGATCGGAAGAAGAAACGGACACCGCCCAAAACCCGAAGGGCCGAGCTCCGCTACGCATCGCAGCTGCGTAAGGTCGCCGTCCAGGTCGGGCATCTGATCAACGGCTTCCCCGCCGGCGACCCGTCCACGGTACCGACGATCACCCAGCTGCTCGGCAAGTACGCCGAGGCGCTGGCGCCCTGGGCGGAACGCGCCGCGGCACAGATGCTGACGGAGGTCGATGCGCGCGATCGGCAGATGTGGGAGCAGCTCTCGGACGAGATGTCGCGGGAGCTGCGCAAGGAGATTCGTACCGCGCCCACCGGCGCGCGGATGCAGGAGCTGCTGCAGGAACAGGTCAGCCTGATCACGTCGCTGCCCACGGACGCGGCGAAGCGGGTGCATGAGCTGACGCTGGCCGGCATCGAGGACAGCACCCGGGCGAAGGAGATTGCCAGGGAGATTGCGCGCTCCGGCGAGGTGTCGGTCAGCAGCGCCAACCTGATCGCACGCACGGAGGTGGCGCGCACGGCGTCGACGCTGACCCAGGCGCGCGCCGAGCACGTCGGCTCTGAGGGGTACATCTGGCGCACGGCCGGCGATTCGGACGTGCGGCACAGCCACAAGCAAATGAACGGGAAGTTCGTCCGGTGGGATTCGCCGCCGACGCTTTCCGATGGCACCACGACGCATGCCGGGCAGATCTACAACTGCCGCTGCTACCCGGAGCCGGTGATTCCCGAGGAATGATGATGAAGACCACTGACTTCGATACGTCCGGCGCCTCGCGGTACTACACCGTGTCCAAGCTGGGTCCGAAGCGATCGCTGACGCCCGAGGGATACCTGTTGTGCGAGGACGTGCCGGTGGCACGCACCGGCGAGATGCTCTACGCCGAGGGCGAGATCGTCGGCGGCGACGGCGAGATGATCACCGGCGACAACACCGGCATCGTGCGTGTGTCGCGCGGGCCGGAGGATCTGTTCCGCCCGCAGACCATCGCGAGCTTCGAGGGAAAGCCGGTCACGCTGAGCCATCCGGACGAGTTCGTGGGCCCGGCCAATATCCGCGCCTTCGCCGTCGGCACGATGTTCAACGTGCGCCGCGGCACCGGCATCGAGGACGACCTGATGCTCGCCGACCTGCTCATCACCGAGCAGAGCGCCATCAAGGCCGTGCAGGACGATGGCATCGAAGAGGTCAGCAACGGCTACGAGGCTGACTACGACCAGGCAGAACCGGGGCGCGCGGTACAGCGCAACATCGTTGGCAACCACGTAGCGCTCGTCGAGCGAGGCCGTTGTGGCCCGCGGTGCGCAATCGGAGATGAAGACATGGCAAAGAAGACGGTCAAGAGCAAGTTCAGCGATCTGCTGATGCGTGCGTTCAAGGCGAAGGATGCGGACGAGGTCGAGAAGCTGGCCAGCGAAGCCGAATCCATGGACGAGGAATCCGAGGAAGACAAGGCCGAGCGCGAGGCCAAGGAAGAGCGCGCCAAGACCGGCGACGCCTTGAAGAATGTTCTCGACAAGCTCGCGGCGATGGACGAGGACATCCAGGAGCTGAAGAAGGCCAAGGCCGACGACAGCGACGAGGATGACGATGACGACAAGAAGAAGACCGACGACGCCGGCGACCTGACCGAGACGGAAACCGCAGGCAAGCTCGACGAGGCCGGCGTGAAGCTCTACACCGGCGACGCCGCGAAGCTGATTCCGTCGCTGGCCGAGATCCTCGCCCCGGGCACCAAGATTCCCACGTTCGACGGCAAAACCACCGATGCCCAGCGGGCGCAGGCCTTGTGCAGCTGCCAGCGGCGCGCGCTCGACACCGCGTACAAGACCGACGACGGCAAGGCGGCGATCGAGCCGTTTCTGGGCGGCCAGGCGGCGGACTTCAGCAAGATGTCCGCCCCGATGCTGCACGCCGCATTCATCGGTGCCGCCAACCTGATGAAGGCTCGCAACAACGACAGTCACACCCGCGTGTCGGTGTCCGTCAAGGACTTCGGCAAGACCACGGATGTCGCATCGCTCAACAAAACCAACCGGGATTTCTGGGCCAAGCGCACCAGCACCCATCACTGAGGAGAAGGACACATGTCCAACGCATATCTGTACCGCATGCCGTCCGGTATCCCGGGCGATGTCAGCCGAAAGCTGGACTCGACCATCGAGACCCAGTACTTCAACGCCAGCCTTCCGTTTGCCTCCTACGGCATCCCGGTGAAGCTGGTCAGCGGCAAGGTGGTGCCGTTCGCGGCTGCTGATGTGGCCACCAGCTTGTATGGCTTCCTGGTGCGCCCGTACCCGACCCAGAGCGCCCAGGAGCCGATCGGCACGGCCACGCCGCCGACCAGCGGTCCGGCCAACATCCTTCGCCGCGGCTGGATGACGGTGAAGTGCAACGCCGGCGCCCCGGCCCAGGGCGGCACGGTCTACGTCCGCATCGACACGCCGTCCGGCGCCAAAGTGGTCGGTGGCATCGAAGCGGCCGCCGACAGCACGCACACCGTCGCGCTGACCGGTGTGTCCTTCACCAACGCCGGCGATGCCAACGGCAACGTCGAGATCGAATACAACATCTGATCCCACCCACAAGCTGCCACGCAATGAACCGCCGACAAGGCGGTTTTTTTGTGGGCGCGATCCGGAGACCTGCACCATGAACAAACTGATCCTCCCGCGTTCCGTAAGGGGCGCATACACCCGCGACGCGGGCCTGATGACGTTCGATCAGGCCACCCGCGACAGCGCGGGCGCCTTCCTCGTCGGTGAGCTGGAGCGTCTGGACCAGCGCCTGCACGAGCCCCTGGCCTCGGTCACCTGGTCGCGCGATATCGACCTGCGTGAAGACGTCTCGATCGCCGACGAGGTGTCGAGCTTCACCAACTCCAGCTTCGCGGCCGCCGGCGGCGCCTCGCCGAACGGCAAGAGCTGGATCGGCAAGGACGCGACCGCCATCCAGGGCATCGCGCTGGACATCGGCAAGACCGCCTATCCCCTGAGCCTGTGGGGCATGGAACTTGGCTGGACCCTGCCGGAGCTGGCATCGGCGCAGCAGCTCGGCCGGCCGGTCGACCAGCAGAAGTTCGCTGGCATGCAGATGAAGTACAACATGGACGTGGATGAGCAGGTCTACATCGGCGACGGCATTCTCGGCTTGTACGGCCTGCTGAACTCGCCGCTGGTGACCGCGACCAACGTCGTGAACGGCGCTTCGGCCAGCCCGCTGTGGAGCACCAAGACGCCGGACGAGATCCTGGCTGACGTCAACACCGTGCTGAACGCCGCCTGGGCGGCTTCCGGTTACGCGGTGGTGCCGGGCAAGCTGGGCCTGCCACCGGCGAAGTACAGCTATCTGGTCAGCCAGAAGGTCAGCTCCGCCGGCAACATCAGCATCCTGCAGTTCCTGAAAGACAACTCGTTGGCCAACGCGGTCAACGGCGTGCCGCTGGACATCGTGCCGATGAAGTTCCTGACCGGCCGCGGCGCCGGCAGCACGGATCGCATGGTGGCCTACTCGCAGGACCAGAACCGGGTGCGCTTCCCGCTGGTGCCGCTGCAGCGCACGCCGGTCGAGTACCGTGGCATCAGCCAGCTGACCTACTACTATGGCCGTCTGGGCGCGGTCGAGTGGGTCTATCCGGAAACCGCACAGTACGCGGATGGGTTCTGATCATGGCGAACAAACTGGTCAACATCACCAAAGCGTTCACCCTCACCATCGTGCGTGATGGTGAGCAGATCCTGCAGAAGATCGAGGCAGGCATTCAGCGCCTCGAGAAGGACGTGGCCGACCACTGGTACACGAAGGCGCACAGCGCCGACGTGCCCAAGGGCGTCACTCAGACCGACGCGGAAGCCCAGCAGGAAGCTGACGATGCGGAGCTGGCCAAGATGGAGGCTGAGGAGAAAGCTGCGGCCGAAGCCAAGGCTGCCGAGGAAGCCGAAGCCGAAGCCGCGAAGAAGAAAGCCGCCGACGAAGCTGCGGCGAAAGCCGCGGCGAAGAAGTAAGGGAACCCGATGGACGCCACGCAATTCCGCACGGATTTCCCCGAGTTCACGGACGCGTCCGCGTATCCGGACGGCTCGGTGAATTTCTGGTTGAACGTGGCGTCCATCTCGCTGCCTGAGTGCCGCTGGGGCGCCTGGTGGAATCTCGGCCAGGAGCTTTTCACGGCCCATCACCTGGTGCTGGCGGCGCAGGCGAAGGATGACGCATCGCTCGGCATCACGCCGGGCGGCGTCGATGGACCGGCCACCGCGAAAGCGGTCGACAAGGTCTCGGTCAGCATGGATGCGTCCGCGGTCACGCTCGAGGACGGTGGATTCTGGAACATGACTCGCTACGGCATCCAGCTGCTGCAGTTCGCTCGCATGTGCGGTGCCGGCGGCATCCAGTTCGGCGGCGGCTGACATGGGCGTCACCATCACCAAGGATCGCCTGTTGGGTGTTTTGCGGGACGTGCATGCCATGGCGGCGTCCCAAGTCCTGATTGGCATCCCGGAATCCGAGGACGAACGCAATCAGCGGGACGCCGATGGATCACCCTTGGGCAACGCGGCGATCGGCTACATACAGGAGACGGGATCACCGGCGAACAACCTGCCGGCGCGTCCGTTTCTGGTTCCAGGCGTCGAATTGGCACTGAAGCCGGCGACCGCCGCGCTCAAGTCTGGGGCAAAAAAGGTGCTCGATGGAGAATCAGGCGCCGGCGAAAAGGCGATGCATGTTGCGGGATTGATCGCCCAGAACGCGGTGCGCGCGAAGATCAACTCGGGCGTCCCGCCGGCATTGGCCGAATCCACGCTGGCTGGTAGGCGTCGGCGCGGCCGCACCGGCACCACGCCACTGATCGACACCGGACAGCTGCGCAACGCGATTACCTACGTGATCCGGGAAAAGTAACCCCATGCCGTCGCTCAATGTCACCCGCGTCCTGTTCTCTCGCGAGTTCGTGGACCGGACGCTCGTGCGCCGGCGTCAGGCGCAAACCGTGGATGCCGGCGGCATCGCCAGCAACACGACCACCGATACATCGTTCGCGGGCGTGGTGACCAATGATGCCGGGTCGATCCTGAAGCGCTTCCCGGGAGCGAGCCTCGTCACCGGATCGATGATGGTGCACTCGAAGACGCCTCTGAGCGTCGGAGCCGCGGGACAGGACGCCGACCTCGTGCAGTGGCAGGGCAACTTCTACACCGTGACCGACCTGGCTGACTGGACCACCTACGGCGCGGGCTTCACCTGCGCGCTGTGCACACCGATTCCGCTCTCCGGAACCTAAGCCATGCCGAATGATTCTTCCACTGGCGGGTATATCTCGCCGGTGGCGCCGTCGTCGGCGCTATTTGACGCTGCGCTTGACGCGCTCCTGCAGCAGGCCGTCGTAGGTATCACCGGACTCCCCGGCGAGCTAGTGCGGCCGCGTTGGCAGCCCGTGGTACCGAAACAGCCGGAGCCGAGCATCAACTGGTGCGCCATCGGGGTGACCGAGATCGACCCGATGGATTACCCCGCCGAGATCCATGACGGCACCGGCAACGGTTCCGATAAGCAGCAGGCCTGGGAAGAGTTCGCCGTGCTGGCCAGTTTCTACGGGCCGGACGGCATGGCAAACGCCGCGCTGCTGCGCCGCGGTCTCTACGTCGCCCAGAACCGCGAGCTGCTGCAGGCGCAAGGCATCGACCTGGTGGAGGCCGGCAAGGTCGTCACCGCGCCGGATCTGGTGAACCAGCAATGGGTGCAACGCCGCGACATCCCGATCCGCCTCCGCCGCAAGGTGGCGACGGTCTATCCGATCCTGAACATCCTGTCTGCTGACGACATCCTCGTCACCGATACCCACTGAGGAGCCATCCCATGTCGCAAGGTCTTTCCATCGGAGATGTCGTCAACGTCGACGTCGTCATGACGCCACTGGCTGCCGCAACCCGCAATTTCGGCGCCCTTCTGGTCATGGGTTCGTCGCCGGTGATCGACACCAGCGAGCGCATCCGCCAGTACAGCACGCTGGACGAGGTAGCCATCGACTTCGGCACTGCAGCACCGGAGTACTTGGCTGCCGATCTGTTCTTCAGCCAGTCGCCGCAGCCGTCATTGCTCTACGTGGGCGTGTTCGCCCAGGCTGCCACCAATGGCCGGCTGCAGGGCGGCGTGCTGTCGGTTGCCGAGCAGGCGATAGCCAATTTCACGGCCATCACCACCGGCGCGATCTCCATTCTGATCGACGGCGTAGCTGCCGATGAGACGGCCATCGACTTCTCCGGCGACAGCAACCTCAACGGTGTCGCTGCGACCCTGACCACGGCGCTGGCCGGCAAGGGAACGGTGACCTGGGACGCGACGTATCAGCGCTTCGTTCTGGTCAGCACGACGACAGGCAGCGCGTCGTCGGTAGGCTTTGCCACGGCGCCCGGCTCCGGCACGGACGTCGGCCCGCTGTTCGGCTTCGATGCCGCTTCCGGTGGACGTACCGCCCCAGGTTCGGCGATCGAGACGGCCGTTGCCGGCATCACCGCTTGCGCTGCCAAAGCAACGGATTGGTACGGTGTCACGACCGCGCCGCTGACCCCGCTGGCCGATGCTGACCACCTGGCCATCGCGGCGTTCATCGAAGGCGCGAACCCGTCGCGTCTGTACGGGATCACCACCCAGGCGGGTGCCGTGATCGACCCCACGCAGACGAACGACATCGCCAGCCAGATGAAGGCGCTGACGTACAAGCGCACCTTCATCCAATACAGCTCCAGCAGCCTGTATGCCGCGGCGAGTCTGTTTGCTCGAGCCTTTACGGTGGACTTCACCGCGCAGAACTCGACCATCACGCTGAAGTTCAAGCAGGAGCCGGGTGTCGCTGCTGAAACCCTGACCGAATCGCAGGCCGCGGCGCTCACCGCCAAGAACTGCAACGTGTTCGTCAACTACAACAACGCCACCGCGATCATCCAGCAAGGCGTGATGTGCAACGGCTTCTTCTTCGACGAGGTGCACGGACTGGACTGGCTGCAGAACCAGGCGCAGACCAACATCTTCAACGCGCTATACACCAGCCCGACGAAGATCCCGCAGACCGATGCCGGCATCAACGTTCTGGTCACCACGATGGATTCGACCTGCGAGGCCGGCGTGAAAAACGGCCTGATCGCGTCGGGCGTCTGGACCGGCCCCGCGGTGGGCGCACTGTCTTCTGGCCAGACGCTCGCGAAGGGGTATTACAACTACGCCGCGCCGATCTCGACCCAGAGCAGCGCCGATCGCGCGGCTCGCAAGGCGCCGGTGATCCAGTGCGCGATCAAGCTCGCTGGCGCGGTGCATTTCGCCAACGTCATCATCAACGTCAACCGCTGAGGAACGATCCATGTCCGATACCTATAGCTTCCTCAACGTCAACGCGACCATCGTCGGCCCCGGCGGCGCCTTCAACATCGGCCAGGGCGCCGGCATCGCCGAGGAAGGCATCACGATCGAGCGCAACGGCGACAAGGGCACCATGACCATTGGTGCGGACGGCACCGGTATGCATAGCCTGCATGCCGACAAGTCCGGCGTATTGACGGTGCGCCTTCTCAAGACCTCGCCGCAGAACGCCAAGCTGATGGCGATGTACGACCTTCAGACCGCGGATTCGCGCGTCTATGGGCAGAACGTGGTGACCATCACCGACACCGGCAGCAATGACAGCACCGGTTGCCGCGGCGTCGGATTCAAGAAGGCGCCGACCCTGACCTACGCCAAGGAAGGCCAGATGATGGAATGGACGTTCAACGCCATCGCCATCGACACGCTGCTGGGCACGTACTGATATGGAATTCGAGATCGGTGGCAACACATATCGCAGCGGCAAGATGGACACCTTCAAGCAGTTTCACGTCTCCCGTCGATTGGTGCCGATCCTGGGCAACGTAGCCGGGGCGGTGAGTGGCGAAGCCAGTTTCGAGGATCTCGTGCAGCCTCTCATGGCTGGCATCGCAGCCATGACCGATGCCGACTGCGACTTCATCCTCGAGGCCTGCCTGAAGGTCGTGCAGCGCCAGCAGGGAACCAACTGGGCGCCCATTTACGCCGGCACCAACCAGGCGCTGATGTTCGATGACATCGACATGAGCGTGATGCTTCAGATCGCCGGCAAAGTGATCCAGGACAACCTCTCAGGTTTTTTTCCCGGAAAGGACGCAGCAAAGAAGCCGCCGGCGCCGACCGCGGCGGCGTGAAGTGGGCCAGCCTTCCCGATGGGGAGGACTGGCTGCTGCGTCCGGTGGTCAGGCAACTCTGCCGCTTCGAAAGCCTGAAAGACGGAACCGTGGATCTCTGCGATATCGCACTGCTTAACGACGCTCTCGACGTGATCGACGAAAACCGCGTGATTGCCCAAGGACTGAAACCATGAGCGTCGACATCATCAAGGAGTTCTTGGTCAGCCTGGGATACAAGGTCGACACGACGGGCGAGCGCAAGTTTGTCGACGGAACCAAGTACGTCACCACCGAGGTTCTGAAGCTGGGCGCGGCTACTGTCGCAACCGCGGCCGCCGTTGCGGCTGGCGTCGTCAAGATGGCAAACGGTCTCGAAGACCTGTATTTCATGTCGCAACGCACGAAGGCGTCCGCCGAGAACATCCAGACCGTCGGCTACGCAGCCAGTCAGATGGGCTCCAGCATCGACGGTGCACGCGGGTCGATCGAGGGGCTGGCCAAGTTCCTGCGCGAGAACCCGGGTGGCGAGGGCTTGCTCGCCAGCATTGGTGTGCAGACGCGGGACGTGAACGGCGCCCTGCGCGACACCACCGACATCATGCAGGACATCGGCAAGCGCCTGCGCAACATGCCGCAGTACCGCGCCATCAGCTATGCCAACGTGTTCGGCATCGACTACAAGACCCTGATGGTGCTGGAGCAGGGCGTGGGTGAGTTCAGCGGCCGCTACCAGAAGCTGCTGCAGCGGTTCGGCCTGAGTGTCGAGGACGCGACGAAGAAGTCACACGACCTGATGGTGAGCTGGCGCGACATGAAGGCGACGGCGGGCATTCTCGGGACGATCGTCGGCACCACCTTGATCGGCGCCTTCGATGAATTGAAGCATCGCTGGGACTCGCTGGACTACACGCAGAAGGAGAACCTCAAGACGACCGTGAAATGGGCTGCCGGGATCGTCGCCGGCCTGGCCATAATTATGGGTGGCCCTGTTGTCTGGATTGCCGCGCTCGCCGCCGGCATCGTCGCCTTGTGGGACGACTATCAGGTTTGGAAGGAGGGCGGCAAAAGCCTGATCAACTGGGCGAAGTGGAAGCCGGAACTGGATCTTGCCACCGAGGCTGTTGTGGGTCTTGTCGAGGCCATCAAGCAGCTGATCCATTTCCGCAAGGTGCTGGAAGATTCGGCAGTCAGCACGATCGACTGGGTGTCGAAGAAGGCGGCTGGCTACGCGCACACGATCCATGCCGGTGCCACGCCCCAGGATGTCCGCGAACAGAACAGCCCCCTCCACAATATGCTGAAGCGCATCGCCCGATATGCCGGATACGATCCGAATACCGGAAGGCGGTACCCGAACCTCCCCGTCGATGATCCGCGCGGCGATCCCGATGCCAATCCGCAGGGTAGTGCAGGCTCAACTCGCGGTATCCGCAACAACAACCCCGGGAACATCAAGTACGGCGAGTTTGCTCGACGTCATGGCGCGACGGGTCAGGATGCTGGCGGCTTCGCGATCTTCCCCAGCGTGGCGGCGGGGCTGGGCGCCATCAACGCCAACCTGAGCAGCTACGGCCGGCAGGGCATCAACACGCCGTCGGCGATCGCGCATCGCTGGTCGGCGACCGATCAGGACGCCTACACCCAACGCCTGGCCGAACTGTTTGGTGGTGACGCGAACAAGCCGCTCAACCTCAGCGATCCGGCGGTGCTGAACGCCCTGCGCAATGGCATCATCCTGCAGGAGAACGGCAAGAACCCGTACAGCGCGGAGATGCTGGGTGGTGCCGGTACCGCGGCAGCTCCCGGCCAGACGGCCGGAATGCAGTTGGATCAGAGTGTCACGATCAACCTGCATGGCGTCGACAAGCCCAAGGAGGCGGCTGATGCGACCTTGGGCGCGATGAACGGTGCCAACGATCGGCTGGTGCGCAACATGAAGGGAGCGGCATCGTGAGCATCCTGAGCGGAGCCGGCATCGCCATCGCCGGCCAGGTCGAGGATATCCTGCTCCGCCAGGGCCGCAGCATCGCCGGCATCGTGCCGCAGGTCGTGGTCGAGGAGAAGCACCGCGATGAACTGGTGATCACCAATCACCCCGTCCAGAACGGCGCCAACATCACCGACCATGCCTACAAGCAGCCGTCCATGGTGTCGCTGCGCTACGGGTGGAGCAGCAGCGGCGCGCTCTTCTCGCTGGATCTGGGTGCGCCGAGTGTCGACGACGTCTACGACATGCTGCTGAAGCTGCAGGAAAGCCGGCAACCCTTCGATGTGGTCACCGGAAGGAGGACCTACACCAACATGTTGATCCGGAGCATCGACCTGGTGACCGACCGGACGACGGAAAACTCTATCGTCGTCGACGTGCTGCTGCAGCAGATCATCGTCGTCGAAACCCAGGCGGCGACACTGAAGCCTGCGTCACTCATGTCGATGCCCGAGAAGACCGCACCGGTGGCAAATGCTGGCGTGAAGCAACCCATACCTGTTTCGCAGAGCGTGATCAACCAGTTTTATCATGTCATACAGTCCATCATCAAAGGCCCTTGATCCATGGCAACGTCAGTGTTTGAGATCCCGCTAACTGGCCGAGCTCAGCGTCTGCAGATCACCCTGGCGAACGTCGTCTACCAGCTCACGGTGCAGTGGCGGAATTCAGCGGGATGGATACTGGATATTGCCAAGGTGAGTGGTGAGGCGATCATTCAAGGTATCCCGCTGGTGACAGGTGTAGACCTGTTGGCGCAGTACCGCTATCTCGGTATCGGCGGGAGCCTGGTGGTGTCCACGGATGTCGATCCCAACGCCGCGCCCACCTATGCCAATCTCGGCACGGGCAGCCACCTGTATTTTGTGGTTACGTCGTGACCAAGCAGTATCTTCGCAAGGTTCGGCTGATCGTCGGCGGCAGCAACACGCCTGGCGTGGTGGCTGACCGCGACGCCGGTATTGACCTGTCGGAGCTTCACATCAAGTTCTCAGTTCGAAATACCACAGCCCAAGTGCTGAAGCGTGCAGAAATTCGCATCTACAACTTGAATCAGGACGTGGCGAACAAGATACAGAACGAGTTCACGCGCGTGGAGTTGTCTGCCGGGTATGGCGATGACATCGGCCTGATCTTCCAAGGGCAGATCGCGCAGATACGGGTGGGCAGGGAGAACGCCACCGACACCTATGTCGACATCTTCGCGCAGGACGGCGACGCGGCATACAACTTCTCCGTGTCGAATCGAAGTCTTGCAAAAGGGTGGACGCCAGACCAGCTTTATACGTCGTTGCTGCAGGATCTTGAGCCCTATGGAATAACGGCTGGACACAAGCCGGACTTCAGCGGCGAATCGGCGTCACGTGGCATGGCCTGTTACGGTATGACGCGCGATTACCTCCGCGATCTGGCGGCACAGCAAGGATGCGAATGGAGCCTTGAGGACGGGAAGATCAACTTCGTCAAGCTATCGAGTTTCATTGCAGGCGAGGCCGTCGTCCTTAATTCAGCTACTGGCATGATCGGCACGCCGGAAATGACACTTCAGGGCTTGACGGTTCGATCACTCCTGAACTCGCGCATAAAGTCGGGAGGCCAGATCAAGATCGACAATGCCAGCATTGCTTCCCTTCAGCTCAATATTCCCTACGCCGGTATTGACGTGGCGCCAGGGACTGACGCGGATGGTGCATACACGTCCCGTGTCGTGCAGCACGTCGGCGACACACGCGGCCTTGAGTGGTACACCTCGATGATCTGCGTCGCGGTAGATGGCACTGCCCCGGCGGTCGGACCAACGATTGTGGATGTTCCCAATGGATAGCCGCGAACGGTACGGCGATCAGGAGGTGATGCTTCTGGCCATGCTCGGCGGCTTGCAGCATGGGTTATGGACGGCGCTTCCTGGCGCCATCGTGTCATTCGACCCAGGCACCGTAACAGCATCGGTGCAGCCGGGCGTCGCAGGCATCGTCACGGGCCAGGACGGTTTGCCCAGAACGGTCAACCTGCCGGTGCTGACGGACGTGCCTGTCGTCTTTCCTCGGGGCGGCGGCTGCACCCTGACGTTCCCGGTAACTGCCGGCGATGAATGCCTGATCGTCTTTGCCTGCCGCGCCATCGACGCATGGTCGCAGTCGGGCGGTGTGCAGCCGCCGTCGAATACGCGCAAGCACGACATGAGCGATGCCTTCGCGATCATCGGGCCGATGTCGCAGGCCAACAAGATCAGCGGGGTCAGCACCAGCACGACCCAGCTCCGCAGCGATGACGGATCGACCTTTGTAGAACTCGACCCGGCCGGGCAGATCGTCAATGTGACGGCGCCGGGCGGCATGACGATCACCACGCCGACGCTACACATCACCGGCGACGTGAACTGCGACAAGACCGTCACGGCGACGACCGATGTCATGGGCGGAGGCAAGAGCCTGAAGACCCATGTCCATACCGGCGTCACCTCTGGCGGAGGCACCAGCGGGCCGCCGCAGTAGTAGGATCTGTCAACTCAACGGACGGGGCTGGACATGCGGATCATCATTGCGGCGTTGTTGTTTATCGCTGTTGTTTCAGCTATTGAAGCCGAGCAATATCCATTGTCGGTGACGCTTCGAAGCAAGCAATCGTCGACATCAAAGATAATGGAAGTGCCGAATGGATCGATATTTGGCATCAAGAGGACTCGGAAAGTAACAGGAGAAGTGCTGGCTGTTCAGCGTCAATTCCAACTTTATGCTTCCGATGGAACGCCATGCACCGTCACCGCCACGGTTTTAGAGGATAAGCCAGTATTGGATAGTGCTCAGATCGCCGAGGCGCCAAGGGTTTGCGACGAGGCCGAAAGCCAGCGACTTGCTGCTGACGAAGTGTTGAGCAAGTCTCCCGAGCAGGCTGCCGCAGACGCTGGTGTGGAAACAGTCGCTCCGCCGCTGGAAGTTCGCATTGCCATGTACCAGCAAATGGCCTACATGACGCCGCGTGATCTAGCCGACCTGACACCAGATCAACAACGTCAATTCATGTGCGATAAAATCGGTGAGAAAATCGACATACAGCTTGATTATGAGCGGCATGGATCTCATGGAATCTACAACTTAGATACGTTGCGACACGCTGGACCTGCTTACTGCCGGGCCTACCTCATGTCGATCAACTGACTACATCTTCACCGAATACTCGACCCCGCTCCGGCGGGGTTTTTCATTTCCGGAGGCATCGCATGCGCTACCGCAAACTCGACGCCGGCGGTGACTACGTCTTCGGGCATGGCCAGGCGGACTTCTATCAGGACACCCCTGAGGCCGTTGCCCAGGCTGTACAGACGCGCCTCGGCCTGTTCACCGGGGAATGGTTCCTCAACACGGCCGAAGGAACGCCGTGGCGCACCGACGTTCTTGGCAAGAACACCACCGGCGCCTACGACATGGTCATCAAGGAACGGATCCTCGATACCGACGGCGTCATTTCGCTCGACAGCTACGGCAGCACGCTGGACCGCAACAGCCGTTCTCTCGCGGTGACCGCAAGGATCACTACCGTCTATGGCGCGACCACCCTACAGGCCAACCTGTGATCACCACGACCGCACCCACCATAAGCGCCACCGGCATCACCGCGCCGAGCTATGCCGACATTTTCGCCTACCTGCAGGCGCAGTACCGCAGCATCTACGGCGCGGACCTGTACCTGGAAGCGGACTCGCAGGACGGCCAATTCCTCGGCGTGCTGGCCGCGGCGATCAATGACGCCAACGCCGTGGCCATCGGCATCTACAACAGCTTCAGCCCGTCGACGGCCACCGGTGCGGCGCTCAGCAGCAACGTGAAGATCAACGGAATCGCGCGCGAGGTTCCAAGCTTCTCCACGGTCGACCTGACACTCACTGGCCAGGCCGGCACCACGATCAACAACGGCGTGGTCTCCGACATCGCCAAGAATCGCTGGAGCCTTCCAGCCACCGTCACTATCCCGTCCGGCGGTACCATCACGGTCACCGCCGTGAGCCAGGCGCTGGGAGCGATCGCTGCCGCCGCCGGTACCGTCACCACCATCGCCACGCCCACGCTGGGCTGGCAGTCCGTCACCAACCCGGTCGAGGCGGCGCCGGGTGCGCCCATCGAATCGGATGCGGAACTGCGGACGCGTCAGACCATTTCCACGGCGCTGCCCTCGCAGTCCATCCTCGACGGCATCGTGGGCGCGGTGGCCGGCGTGTCCAACGTGACGCGCTACGTGGCCTTCGAAAACCCCACCGACACCACCGACGCCAACGGCATCCCTGCCCACAGCATCAGCCTGGTCGTGGAAGGCGGCGACGTGGCGGCCATAGCCAGCCAGATCGCACTGAAGAAGACGCCCGGCACCGGGACCTATGGCACCACCTCGCAGATCGTCAACGACGCCTACGGCCAGCCGACGACGATCAACTTCTATCGTCCGACCGACGTGCCGATCACGGTGAACATCACGGTCAAGGCGCTCACCGGTTACAGCTCGGATATCGGTGATCAGCTGAAGCAAGCGCTGGTCGACTACATCAACGCCCTGGTGATCGGCGGCGATGTGCTGCTGACCAAGCTCTACCTGCCGGCCAACTTGTTCGGCAGCGTAGCCAGCGGCAGCTACGAGGTGACCTCCTTGCTCATCGCGCGTGATGGCGGTACGCCGGCCAGCGCGGATCTGGTGATGGCATTCAACGAGGTCGCGGTTGGCGACCTCGCCCTCGTTACCCTGACGGTGGCTTGAACCGATGGCTGATGTCACCGCCTATACCGGCCTGATCACTGCCGAACATGCCGACAAGCCGAAGTTCATGGCGATGGTATCGGCCGTGTCCGGTTGCTTCGTCGATCAGCAGAACTTGCTGCTGTCGCTGCCGGCGGCCTTCGATATCGATACCGCCATTGGGCGGCAGCTCGACGTGGTCGGCGAATGGATAGGTCTGGCGCGCGCGATACGCGTGCCCATCGAGAACGTCTACTTCTCCTGGGACACGATCAACGTCGGCTGGGACGAGGGCGTGTGGAAGCGCCCCAGTGATCCGGATGCAGGTATCTCCGATCTCGACGACACGAACTACCGTCTGCTGCTGCGGGCGAAGATCGGCGCCAATCACTGGAACGGTTCCATGCAGGATTCCGTGGCCATCCTCGACGGGATCTTCGCGCCGGAGAACCTCACGCCGCTGCTGACCGACAACCAGGACATGACGATGACCATCAGTCTGTCCGGCGGCCAGCTCTCCGCGTTGTCGCGGGCGCTGATCAACGGCGGATATATCCCGATCCGGCCGGCCGGCGTGCTGGTGAATTACGTCTACAACATCTACACGCTGCTTCTCAACGGCACCTTCGAACTCGACGGGTCCGAGACGCTCGACGGCTATCGCTGACACCCCACATCCGCACCCCATCACGACGGCGCCTTAGGGCGCCTTTTTCTTGCCCGGAGTTTCTGCCCCATGCAAAACGATTTCCTGACCTTTGCTTGCGCACCAGGGGCCAACGTGCTGACGCAGGCGGCGTATGCCGCGGCATCGGCCACCGCCACCGGTTATGTGTCGGGCACCGCCTCATCGTCCGCGGTGAACAAGTCACTGCGCCAGACGTCGATCATGTCCGGGATGCTGGCCGCGTTCATCGCCGCCCAGACTGGCCAGGACGTCATCGACGACGGAACGATCACCACGATCGAGGCGAACTTCGTCACCGCGATCGCGAACGTGGCCGGCAACCGCATCATCCAGATAAGCGATGTCGTCGGGCTGACCACCGCTCTGAACGGCAAGCTCAGCACCACCGGGAATGCCGCATCGGCCTCCAGGCTGGCCACGGCGCGGACGATCACGCTGGGCGGTATCGCCACGGGTTCCGGATCGTTCGACGGGTCGACGAATATCACCATCAACACCAGCATCGCCGATGGCGCGCTGTCGATCGCCAAGACATCAGGATTGCAGACGGCCCTGAACGGCAAACAGGCGGTTCTGGGCTACACGCCTGTGCGCCAGGGTGGTGGCTCCGGGCAGCTCACCAACACCGTCTACATCGGCTGGTCAGCCAGCGGCCTGAAGGCGCAAGTCGACAACACGGACCTCGGGCCCATCACGTTGGCGAGCCAGTTCACGTCGCTTCGTGCGACCAACGGCTGGCGGCGAACACCCGACGGAATGATCGAGCAATGGGGCAGCGTGGGTGTCGCGGGCAAGTCGACAGCGACCTTTTCGTTCCCGATTCCTTTCCCGAATGCGGCGCTGAACATCGTCGCCTCCAAAGGTTCGTCCATCAATTTGTCGGGTGAGGGCGCTGTGGGTGCGGATATCGCCAGCAACTCGACTTTCACGGTCAGAAACTCCAGCGATTTCACGTCCGTGCTCGGCATCTACTGGCGCGCCATCGGTTACTAAGAGGAAACGATTCCATGTCCAACCTGACACCGACCGCGAGCTTCGACGACGTCGCCCAGCTTGAAACCACGACCGTCGCACTCGGCGGCGCGGGCGCGCCGATGAACGTGCAGGCGCAGGCACTGCTCAACCGCACCCAGTACCTCTATGTGCGCCTGAGCAGCCTTGCGGCTGTCGCCTCCACCGGCGACTACAACAGCCTGATCAACCGGCCAGCGCTTGGCAGCGCCGCCTACCAGAGCTCGTCCGCGTTCGCCACCGCGGCGCAGGGAGCAAAAGCGGATGGTGCCGCACAGGCCAGTGCGCTGGCGGCCGTGGCCACCAGCGGCTCCTACAACGATCTGCTCAATCTTCCACCCATCTATAGCGGCGTGTTCACGCAGACGCCGCAGTTTGAGAAGGGGTGGACGGCCGGTGCCTTTGGCGCATCGTCCTACAGCTGGTACGGGGCCTATCCGAATAGCTGCTACCTGACCCTGAGCAAGCCGACCGAGGAAGATGATGCGAGCTTCGTTTTCTGCGAGGGCGGCGTCGCGCAATGGGAGATGGGCGCCACTACCGAGGTGGTTGGGTCGGAAAACAACTTCCACCTGAAGCGGGTCATCGCCGGCGGCACAACCTTCGAAGATGTGTTGATGGTGGACCACGCCACCGGTGGAACCTGGATTCCGGCACCTTTCCAGCTCGGCATCGGTTCGATCCCGGCGCCGGGTTATCCCCTGTCCGTCGCCGATGTGTCAAACGGCCATACTGCCAGTCGCCTGGAAGTTCTGCTCCAGAACTACAACACCAGCGGATCCGGCTCGCAGTCCTCGGGGATTCTTTTCGGAGGCAATGGCACCTCCTGGCTCCTGGCAAACGACTACGGCTTGAATGGCAATGACAACTGGTTTCTTTCCGCCGGGTCCGGAGTGCTCAGCCTGTTCGGCAACAGCAACGGTGTCATCGTCGGGGCGAGCAGCGGGTACAACGAACCCACGGAGGTTATGCGGTTCGAATCCAGCGGCAGCAAGGGCATCATTCCGCCCAATCTGACCACCGCCCAGCGCGATGCCATGGGCGGCAAGAACTCCAGCTTGCTCATCTACAACACGGACGTGAAGAGTTTGCAGTGGTGGGATGCCAATACGGGGTTGTGGCTGGCTCCGACAGTGCAGCATGCTACGGCGTCCCTTGTCGCGGTCGATACGCAAAACGCCATTGGCTGGGGTGACTCGCTGACGGCGGGACTGGGGCAGGTACCGTGGCCGTCCGCGCTATCGGAGCTGATGGGTACGGGAGCGATCGTCAATCAGGGTGTGGGCGGCGATACGTCCACCCAGATCAAGACGCGCTTCCTTGCTGCAACGCCGGCGAACTTCAACGGCGTCCAGATCATCTGGGCGGGGCGCAACAACTTCGGCGATCCAACGACGGTGAAGAGTGACATAGCCGCGATGGTGGCGGCGCTGTCGCACACCCGATATTTCGTGCTGGGCATCCTCAACTCTGCTGACTCGACCGAATGGTCAGGAACGGCGTTCTACACCGACATCACCACGCTGAACAGCGATCTGGCGACCACCTACGGAGCCAAGTTCATCGACATCCGGTCCATCCTGGTCAATGACGGCCTGGCCATGTGCGGCATCACGCCAACCACCCAGGACACGACGGATATTGGCCACGACGCCCCGCCCCAGAGCCTTCGGGCGACCGGCGACACGCTGCACCTGAACAGCTTCGGCTATGCCGTCGTGGCTTCCGTGCTGCGCTCTCGCTGGCCCTTGGCCTACGCGTGACCGGTACCGCTTCAGGCGATGAAAACCCGGAGGATGGCCAGCAGGGGCGTGACAACGATGATCTTCACGAAGAAGACGCCCCAGATGGCGGCGTAGACCTTGATCACCAGCCAGTGGTAGTTCCGCTCGAACGCGGCGTCGATCAGGCGCCGCATCATGACGGCACCCTCACGAACTCCAGGCCGCAGGCGGCCGGGAACCACTCGTGTTCGGTGCCGGATTCGTCGCGGCACCTGATGCGCCCCGGGTCCGCCCCGTGACGCGGGGAGGTGCAGCCGACCAGGGTGACCGCCTCACGGTGCATCGTGAAGACGATATTTCCGGTGGGAACGGTCTCACCCGTCGCTTTGTCCATCAGCTTGTACATGGCTATCCTTGAACCTCGATGTTGCGGAGTTCGAGCCATCCACTATCACCGCCAAGTTGACGTGGGAATGCGGGTTCCCAGCCATCATCAAGCGAAGATAGTGGATGTCGTCAAACGCCCGATTAGCGTTTAAGTTCAACGCATTACATCGGTTAGGCAGACTGATTTGTAATCAGTAGGTCGCGGGTTCGATTCCTGCTGCCGGCACCATGAAACGCCGGGGTCGCCTTTCAGGCTGACTCGCACGGCCTTGGCTGAACGCTTCACACCGGTCTTAACGCGA